AAACTAAACCTATCTCGCATTTTATAACTAAAGAATTAATACAATTACGTAAACATGCAACAGAATATGTAACGCCACCAGGTGATAATGGTTACATAGAATATACCGTAGATTTATTTAATGGTCAGCATATTAAGAAAAGAGATATTGTTTATGTTGATTATAATGGGATAAAACTTAAAATTAATCATCCATCAATTACTCTATCACATAAGTCAAGATATGCCTATGATAATAGAGTAGGTAAACAATACAAACATTTTAAAGATATTGGGAATATTAATTGGAAAAAATATTTTCAAATAGTAAAAAGTATTAGATCTCAATGGGTAGATGATGCATGGTTTAATGAATTTTCTTAAAATTTTTAATATTTATAGAGAAACCATTATAAATGTCTACTATTGTACTATTAAGTTGTACTAAATCTAAGTTAAATAAACCGTCTCAAGCGCAAGACTTATACTCTGCGTCGCCTACATTCAAAAAAACTTTAGAATACGGTAAATCGCTTAAACCTGATAAAATGTTTATCTTATCCGCTAAACATTATTTAGTACCTTTAACTAAAGTACTAGCTCCATATGATAAAACACTTAAAGAAATGCCTAAAGATAAAAAAAATGCTTGGGGTGTAGAAGTGATAAAACAAATGAAAGCTTATGGTATTCATCCTGAAACTGATAATTTTATTTTTTTAACTGGAACTGAATACATGAAACCTTTACTTGATGCTATTCCATCTAAAAATATAGAAACTCCTATGGCTGGAAAGCGTATGGGTGAACGTATGAAATGGTTAAATCAACAAATAAAAGGTATTAAAGAAATAGTTAAATACGTTAAAAAAATATTATATGAATACTTCTCAAAGTAAATTACAAGAGTATATAACTTTATATTTAAATGATCTAGAAGATTATGGAGAAACAGCTGATTGTTTATTAGCTGAAAGTGCTTTAAATCCTCTTAAAAAACTTATTACAGAATCCTTGGATACTACAGATATTAATATTATATTAAGTGAAGCTTATAAAAAAGCATCACCTGTAAAACAAGAAATTATTAAAGATTTTATATCTTTTATAGAATACACTAAATAAGAATTTAAATGGGAAATGTTATAGATAATGATTATAAATCAAGAACATTAAACTCTATAGACGGTAGAATAATTACCTATTTTGATGGTAAACTTCACAATTGGGATGGACCAGCGTTAAAATATACTAAAGAGTTAAAGAAAAAAGACGAATATTACTTATATGGTTTTCAGTACACTAAAGAGGAATGGCTAGAAGCTCGTAGAGATAGACATGGAGTACCACCAGATAAGAATCCACAAGTAACATCAAGATTTTAATATGAAAATAGGGTTATGTGGCACAGTAAGTGTCGGAAAAACAACATTAGTTAATGCTTTAGCAGAATTACCACAGTTTAAAGATTATACTTTTGCTACTGAACGCAGTAAGTATTTAAGAGATTTAGGTATTCCATTAAATACAGATTCTACTTTAAAAGGCCAAACTATATTCTTATCAGAACGTTGTGCTGAATTAATGAATGAAAACTTGATAACTGATAGAACAGTTATTGATGTGATGGCATTTACTCAATGTGCTGAATCTATACATCCAACAGATAAAATTTCATATGAAGAGTATGCTCGTAATTTTATTGGAGAATACGATTATATTTTCTATATTGCTCCTGAAGGAGTAGAAATAGAAGATAACGGTGTAAGAGAAACTAACGTAGAATATAGAGAATTAATTGATCTTACTATTAGACAAACACTTAAAACTTACACTCATAGATTAAAATGTTGTACTCCTATAAAAGGTACAACTGAGCAGCGTGTTAAACAGATATTAGAAACCATTTCTTTATAATATTTATATCAAAACACTAAACTAAAAAACATTAGATAAAATGAACTTTAACGACAATTTTGATTTAAAAAAAGCTAAATCTTTCCTACTAACTGAAAATTTTCAAATAGATAAAATGGAAACTTTAGATGAAATGGCGTCTTTCTATAGCATCAAACCAGATGTAGATGAAACTGAAGCTAAAGAAGCTATAGCAGCTGTAAAAGCTAAATTAAGACCAGGTACTGCTTTTTACCAAACCCTAGACTCATTAGAAAAAACAGGAGAAGTTGATTACTTAAAATGGAAAAAAGAAACTGGTAAAGATATTGCTACTTGGAATAAACCTGAAACTAGAGCTATATTACAAAACGACGGCCCATTAGCTCAATATTTAAACGCTGGTTCATCTCCATTAGCTGATAGATCAGGTCGTCCTAAAGGTGAAAAAGAAATGGGAGATGGAGAAAAAACAGATCCTAATCAATTAAGTTTTGACTTAGAAGAAAATGAAATGTTAGACGAAATGGCTACATTTTATAAAATTAAACCAGGTATGGAAGATCAAGCTAAAGAAGCTATAAAAGCCTATAAAGATAGTAAAACAAAACCTGGAACTAATTTTAATAAAACTCTTGACTCATTAATAACTACTGGAGAAGCAGATTATATAAAATTTAAAAAAGCTACTATTAGCCCTGAAAACCCTCAAGGTAAAGATGTAGCAACCTGGAACAATCCAGTAACTAGAGGAGTATTAGAAAAAGATGGTCCATTAGCTCAATTTTTAGACGCGGGTTCATCACCTGATTCCGCTGGTAAAACAGGTCGTCCTAAAAGTGAAAAAGGTGAAGAAACAGCAGCTCCTGCTGCTCCTAAAGCTCCTAAAGCTGATACAATTAAAATTACTACTGCTAAAGTAACTACTCCATCACCAGATAGAGATATAGCTAAAGAAATAAAAGACGCTGAAGCTACAGTGAAAAAATTAGGATTAGCTGCTTTAAAAAGTCAAGATCCAAAAGATATGGCTAAAGCTAAAGAAGCAACTGCTAAATTAAAAGATTTAAGAAAAGAAGCAGGTATCTAATATTATTAAAATTTAAAGAAGACAGCCTAACATTTAAGTTAGGCTTTTTTCTCCTTTATATAGTTATATAAAAACTACAATGAGTGAACAAAATCCTATTCCGTTAAAGGAAATGATAAAACAAGAGTGGGTTCGCTGCGCGCAGGATCCAGTCTACTTCATGAAAAAATATTATTGGATTCAACATCCTCAAAGAGGTAGAATTCAATTTAATTTATTCCCCTTCCAAGAAAAGGTATTATATCAATTACAAAAGAACGAGTATACTATTATTAATAAATCTCGTCAGTTAGGTATATCAACATTAGCATCTGCTTATGCTTTATGGTTAATGTTATTTAATAAAGATAAAAATGTACTATGTATCGCGACTAAACAGGAAACTGCTAAAAACATGGTAACTAAAGTACGTTTTGGATATGATAATTTACCTAAATGGTTAAAAACAAGTGATAAGCCATCAGAAAATAATAAATTATCACTTAAATTAACTAATGGGTCACAAATTAAAGCAGTTGGAGCTACAGCAGATGCAGGTAGATCTGAAGCTGTTTCATTCCTTATTATTGATGAGGCTGCTTTTATTGAAGGTATTGATGAGATTTTTGCATCTGCACAACAAACCTTAGCTACTGGAGGGCAATGTTTAGCGTTATCTACACCTTATGGTACAGGTAACTGGTTCCATAGATCCTTTACTAAAGCCCAAGCTAAAGAAAATAAATTTGTTCCTTTAAAATTACCTTGGACTGTTCATCCTGAACGAGACCAAACATGGAGAGACGATCAAGATGAAATCTTAGGACTAAGACACGCAGCACAAGAATGTGATTGTGATTTTAGTACATCTGGAGATACAGTTATTGAACCAGATTTACTTAATTTTTATGAATCTGCTTTTATTTCAGAACCAATGGAAAGAAGAGGAGCAGGTGGGGATTTATGGATTTGGGAATTACCTGATTATTCAAAATCCTATATGGTAGTAGCCGATGTTGCTCGTGGAGATGGAACTGACTACTCCGCATTTCATATTTTTGATGTAGCTGAAGCTAAACAAGTAGCAGAATTTAAATCACAAGTTCAAACAAAAGATTACGCTCACATATTATTTTCAATTGCGACTGAATATAATGATGCTTTATTAGTAGTAGAAAACGCTAATGTCGGATGGAGTGTAATAGAAAGTTTAATAGATAGAGGTTATAGAAACTTATATTACTCTTCAAAAGCCGATACCACAATGGGGGCTAATGAAAACCAATTAGCAAGAATGGAAAACGGTCAAGGTATGATACCAGGTTTTACAACTTCAATGAAAACAAGACCACTTTGTGTTTCAAAATTAGTTTCATATCTACAAGAAAGATCAGTTATTTTTCAATCTAGAAGATTAATGGATGAATTAAGAGTATTCATTTGGAAAAATGGAAAAGCTCAATCCCAATCAGGTTATAATGATGACTTGGTAATGTCTTTTTCTATTGGCTTATTTTTAAGAGACACAGCATTACGTTTTAGACAGCAAGGTATAGAATTAACTAAAGCAACTTTAGGAAGTTTTCATACTACAACTCAACAAGCTCCTGGTCTTTTTTCTTACAATAATCAAGTGGATAATCCATATCAAATGAAAGATAGTATGGGGAATACAGAAGACTTAAATTGGCTTCTTGGTTAAAAACAAATATTTATAATATATAACAGAATTTTATGGTAGATACTTCATTTTTCGGTAGATTACAACGATTATTTTCAACAGATGTCATAATAAGAAATGTTGGAGGTAATCAATTAAAAGTAATGGATACTGATCGTATCCAACAACTTGGTGTAATCCAAACTAACTCACTTTACGATAGATACAACAAAGTTTATACTACAACTGGTGGTTTAAATTTTAACTTTAATAGTGATTTAACATACCCAACTACTCGTATTCAATTATACACTGATTATGAAATGATGGATAGTGATTCTATTATCGCTTCTACATTAGATATTTTAGCGGATGAGACTTGTTTAAGAAATGATATGGGAGAAGTATTACAAATACGTTCTTCTGATGAAACAATGCAAAAAATACTTTATAATTTATTTTATGATGTATTAAATATTGAATTCAACCTTTGGTCATGGACTCGTAATATGTGTAAGTACGGTGATTTCTATCTTAAACTAGAAATTTCAGAAAAGTTTGGTGTTTATAATGTAATACCATTCTCTTCTTATTCTATTATTAGATTAGAAGGAACTAATCCAGAAAAACCTCAAGAAGTAAAATTTAGATATG